CTCTTAAATTTATGCCACCCCCATCAGCAGTTGTATCCGTTGGAGTCTCAACATTACCCAAGGTAATGTTCTTGTCAGTAACATCAACTTGGGTCGAGTTAATAATTGTGGTCGTGCCATTGACTGTCAGATCGCCAGTCAAAGTAAGCGAAGTTCCAGTAGCCTCGCCAATGTTTGGAGTCACCAAGGTTGGAGAAGTGTCCATCACAAACTTGGAACCTGTTCCCGTTTGCTCTGCAACACTCGTTACACCACCTGTTGCGGTGATCGGGCCAGTAAGATCAACAGATGTCGCAAAGTCGGGGCCACCGATTGCAATAACCGAGGTGGCTACACCAAAACCATCATCTCCAAGTCCATAATAAAGTATGCGACCTGTCGATGTTTCGTTAAAGGCCAATTCAGCAGAAGCCAAGGAACTGGGAGCACCTGTCGTACTAGCACTTCTACGCTTAATACGAATCGTATTTGCCATGATTATCTCCTAAAAGTTACCACCATCAATCGTGTTTGAATTGACCCATTTTTGACCTAAAGCAAAATATCTTAAAACCTGTCCATCAAGTTTGTTTGTAATTTGCACATCGGTTAATTGTTCCAATGATGGCGATGATGCAATGGTACTAATGGTAACATTTCCGGTCGAATTATTCACGGAAATTCCGGTTCCAGCAATGATTGATGAAACTCCTTGGCTACCATCAAAAACCTGATGAACAACACCATTGGAATCACAAACATAGCCTTTTTTGTCTACAACATTGATTGCAAATTCATTAATTTCCATGTCATTTGCTGTTGGAACTGACATTGGAATATATGATCTTTTTGGCTTTACCGGAATGGGAGGATTAGGATTCCCTGGGTCAGGAAGGAAATAAATCGTATTTGAATCAACTTGATTTAAACTTCCAGATGTAAATTGAAGGTAAAAAGATCCAGATCCGGTAACAACTAAATCCGTATAAGTTGCATAACCAGATGAAGGTGTAACTGTGGTTGTTCCGGTCAGTACTGGAGAACCAGAAACAACGACTAAGGTGCAAACAACATCATCGCTATAAGTTGGAACAATCTCATTAAGCCAATTGACAATCTTTACAACTGGTTGCGTTAAAAATTGATCACCAGATGTCCCAGCAACAGGCTGAGTTTCCATCAAAATGGAAACAGGAGTCAATGTTGCTATTTCATCTGAATCGACAGGAGTTAATCCAGTTGCTGTAAATGTCAAATAAAACGAAGCATCTCCGGTAAATGTAAGATCAGTAAATGTCGCATATCCATTTACAGCATTTACCGTTGTTGTTCCTGATAAACTTCCAGATCCATTTACAATGGTAATTGTTGCTTCTATTGAATTTGTTGCCGTTTGAACAACATCTCCAAAAACATCCAATATTTTAATAACTGGTTGAGTTGATAATGGATCTCCAGAAACAACACCAAGTGGTTGAGTTTCAATTGCGATTGATGCTGGTGGAAGTGACGAACAATCTATTTCGTAAGAAGGTCTTTCTAAATATGGATCTGTAAATCCTGTTGCACCAATGCAATAAAAAATTGATGGGAAAGAATTTGCAAACGCACTTGCTGAAGCTATCGATGGAGCATTCCCCTCAAAATAAACTTCGGATAAATTTGCACAAGCAGCAAATGCAGAATCATAAATTTCATTTACACTTGCTGGTATTGATATTGTTGTTAATCCAGAACATACATTAAATGCTGAATTTCCAATACTAATTAAATTTTGACTTAATGTTATGCTTGTAAGTCCTATACAACCGGCGAATGCATTGTAATCAATTGATGTTACACTATCTGGAATAACAATATTAGTTAAACCAAAGCATCCAGATACAGCATAATAACCAATGCTGGTCACACTTGATGGAATATTTAATTCGGTCAACTGAGTACAATTTAAAAATGCATTAGGCCCAATACTTGTAACACCATTTCCAATTTGAACCGAAATAAGTGTTTTTGCTGTATTTCTGCTTGCATCTGTCAAAACAAAAAGGTTGCTAGTAGAAGTCGTATTGTCATCGTATGTGTAAGTTGTCAATGGCATTACCAAGTACCTCCATCAGGGTACACCCAAGCTTGTTCATTCTGATTGTTGTAAGTAAGCACTTGCCCGGTAAGACCACCTGGAGGCAATGGACTTATTTCAGAAGTTGCCACATTAGTTATTTGACCAAATGTATTAACAGTAATAATTGGGATGTTAAATGAATTACCGTACACACCAGCGATTACACCAGAAGATGCAAGGTTTACCGAAAGAAACCCTTCTGAAGTAATTGGTGTAGAAGAAACAGACAATGTTGATGAAGTCAAACCAACCGAAGTTACAGTTCCAATTCCACTACCAGGGGTTCCAACCGTAAGATTTACTGCCGATGTTATTCTTCCATCAGGCCCGATTGTTATCTGCGGAATGGAAGAATTACTTCCATAAACACCTGATGTAACACCAGTAGATTTAGTTTCTAGTGTAATGCTGCCATTGCTTGTTAATGGAGAATTAGTGACAGTCAAGCTTGAAGAAAGAATACCAACAGAGGTTAATCCTTGGGTTGGGATTGATATCGATGCGGTGGATGCGTTTGTCACTTGCCCCTTGGCGTTAACTGTTATAACTGGAACTTGGGTTGATGAACCATAAGTTCCAGATGAAACACCAGTAGTTGCAAGGTTGGCAACTATAGTTCCTGATGAAGTTATAGGAGAACCGGAAACGGTAAAATCAGTTGAGGTCATTGCAACTGAATTCACAGAACCTACAGCACCACCTGTGACCACTTGAAGCGGTGATGCAGAAGTTCCATTTCCGGTAAGTGTATTGTTATGTGATACAGCAGTTAAATATGTTGAGGAAATATCTGGTATGTCTGCTGCGTTAATAACCCTAAATGAAGGCAATCCAGAACCGCTTACTGGCCCTGCTAAAAAGGTATTAGCTCCAGTCGAAATAAAATTTAGATCAAATGTTCCATTAGTGGTTATCGGGCTTCCACTAACCGTAAACACATTGGATTGGGCAGTTAAACCAATCGATAAAGATGATGGAGTAAAACTAACATATCGCAGAATAGCGATATTGCTATCATCCAAGACCGTAACGGTTGAAACAGGATCAGACAGGGTTGGAACAACCTGTGGAGAAGAAACTGTTACTCCAACAGGGTCTTCTAGAACAGTCACCCTGGCGAAAATATCGGTTGCCATGATGCCTCCTTACGGTGTTGGTCTAGTAACTTCGGGAGAAACCGTAAAGCTGCCTTGAACAAGCCTGATTACCTCAGAACCAGTCTGAATTTCGAGATCATATTTGTAAACACCAGTTGGTAACGCTTCTGTGTCATCGGCAGTAATATCAAGAGTAATAGTGTTGTTTAAAAGGGTTATTCTGCCGTTTTCTGTGGTCAATTCGATGATTACGGTTTCAGAGGTGACATTTGGCCTTACTTGCATTCTAGCGGTGGAATTAGTGTAATCTGGCTCGGTATTGTCAGCGTTTACAACGGATATGTTTCGTTGAAAAGTCGCACCTTGTTCGCAGATTATGTTGTAGGTTCCCGCTAACATAGGACACTCCTTATTGGCCTAATTAAGTCGCCATTGTATACGGTTTTGCGTTAAACATCAACTCAAAAGGATAGCTCCCATACACAGGTTCTTTTTGTAGATTGGTTGGAATTACAACAGGATCAAGTGGATCTTTTGAAACAATAGGGTAATACTTTTTGTTATAATTGGCTGGCCCAAGATTGTGGCCAGCATTTATATAACTTTTATTGTTTGGATTTATAATCCCATTTGGTCTAGATGGATATGGATTTCCATCTTGATCATAAGAAAAAATAGGTATATAAAGAAAATTAAATGTTATATCGATATTCATTATTTCATTAATGTTTGGAACTCCAGTTTCAGTAACACTTCCTAAACTATAATCAACATTGGTAAATTGAGCTTTTGGTTTTGGAACATTTGTGAAACCAGTAAAAAGCAATTCTCCTGGATCAAATCCAAAAAATTGCTTTTGATTTACTCTTCCTAGTCCTTCAAAAAGATTAGTTCCCTGTATTGATTTTGGATCTATAAAATAATAAGGAACCATATGCCAAGTTAATTTCACAACAACTTTTGGTATCAATATTTTTCCAAAAAATCCAGCAATAGGTTGATTTTTAATTGCATCGACATCTGATTCAAACATATAAGCACCAGCTTTAAATGTAAGATATTCTGCTGATGTCTCTGTAGTATAAGAAACAAATCTTCGGTATTCACGAAATGGAGTTCCAGAAACTGTAACTGCAGCACCATTGTCTTTGTAATAAACATTATCTGGTATTCCATCAACTGGTGGAGTTGAAGCAGAGGTTATTTTGTAAAGACCAGGATCTTTAATCTCAAGAAGATCCATTGTGTTATCATCTATAGCTATATATGGTCTTGAAGAAAATTCAACCACTATTTCGTATTTTTCATATACGGAGTAATATGGTGGCACATATTGCCATGATGAAGTCGCATCTGTGTTAAAACCAAAAAGCCTAGAAGTATTATCGTTTGGATCAATCCTTTTTGGCCCAATTCCTTTAATGCTTGATATTCTATCAGCATAAAGCCATCGGTATTGAGGATGGGTCATTGGTGGTGTTCTTTTTAAAGAACCATTTACTTCATTAATTTCTACTGACCCAAGAAGTCTTTGACAAAAAACATCCAATGGGTTCTGAATATCAGAATTGTTTTCTGGCCCATCAACAATATATACTATGGTTGATCTACTTTCTCCATCAACAGCGATTGATGAAACACCTGGCGATATGCCAGAAATCTTTTCTGATATTTTCCCATTGTTCCACCAATTTTGATTGTTATCAGGAACTAAAGGCATTAGATCTCTCCGTTAATTAACCATAGGTACAATTGCACCAAATTTGTTTCCAGGAACAGCATAATTTGGATTTACAGTTGTTGGTGCGTATGGATTAGGCCCAACAATACCTCCAGAACCTGTAGTTTGTGGTAGTTTCAAATCTTTGAAAAGATCAACTAATTGCCCAGTATTTCTTTCTATTTGATTGAGATGTTCTTCTTGTGTTTTTTGATTTAATCCAGCCATCAAAGCATTTTTCCTCATTTCATCGCCAATACCAGCAATAGAAAATGATTGAACCTGTCTTACTGCTGCACCATATGAAGAACCTTTTTGGATTCCATCTTCACCTGACATTTCTCCAGCCCTAAATCTTTTTGGCTTTCCTTCACCAACTGCCCTGAAATTTTCTAAAGATTTGTTATAAAGTTTTTCTCCAACTTTTCCAACTCTTTCACCAAACCCTTCTATTGATTTCCCTGCATCTCCAGAAAATGGAATGTAGTCAACCATTGCACCAAGCACTTCAATCATCTTTGATACACCAACAACAAATGCACCTATAACTAACTGGATTGTTCCGGCAACAATTGAAACCGCCCTAGAAAGTATTTCAACTGATTGATTGAAAACACCAAGCAAAAACTCTGCATCTCCAAAAGAACCAACTAGCAAAGTAAATGTTTCAAACAATGAAGAAAACAGGTCTATTACAGGAATAAGTATTTTTACTAATCCACCAAGAATTAAAACTGTTACTTTTACAATAGGCACTAATGCATTAGATGTTGTCACTCCAAGTTCAAGAAGTGGTTTCATTAATTCTTTTAAAATTCTTATAACCGCTTCAAAAGCAGGGGCGAATTTTTTTGCTGAATAATCAACATAATCTGCAAAATCTCTTATCAAAGGCACAACCATTGCTATCGCTGGAGATAAGGCTCTTCCAATAACAGCTTGCAAATCATCCATCGCCAAACCAACTTGTTCCATTAACGCAGGATTGGCTTTTTGAACTGCATTTGCAAATTTTGAAACAGCTTCGCTGGCTATCGCAAATGATTGAGTAACACTATTTATTGCAGCACCAACCGCAGCGATTGCAACACCCGCTGCTGCCATAACTGGGCCACCAGCAGCATAATAGCCAACTCCACCAACCGAACCACCTGAAGAATGATACTCAACTTTCTTTTTATTTTTTCCGCTATTTATCGCTTCGAGTTGTCTTCTGTTATCTGGATCTTGGGCAGCTTTTTTGTTTACAACGAATTCGCCTGGTGTAAGCATCGCTGGTTGCGTATCTGTACCATTTGGCTTCATCGGATTAGAAGCATCACCACCATCTGCAAGATAAGAAACATCCCCGCCTTTAGACATTGGTTTGGGCTGTTTAAAACCAATACCCTTGGCTATCATTCTTAAGCCAAAATTAACCAATGGGCCTTTAAACAATGGGGTTAGTCTTTGAAAACCAGCAATCAAAGAATCTAATTCTTTTTGGGTTCTTTGGTTTGCCTGTTCTAGTTGTCTTACAGCTTGTTCTTGCTGCTTGATAAAATCATTTGCAGCCTTTGCTGATTCTTGTGCTTCTTTTTCTTCTTTCTTTCTAAAATATTCTCTCAAAGTCTTTTCTGCTTTAGCTGCTTCTTCTTCGGCCTTGTTTTTTCTTTCCAATGCTGCTTTTGCGTCAGCAGCAGCTTGATCTGCTGCATCAATAATTGCCTTTGCTGATGCATCAGCAATAGATTTTTCATTGCCTTCAAATAGCTTTTTAGGAGGCCCAACAAAAGCCTTGGTTCCTTCTTTTCCAAGCTTTTTAACCTCTTCTTCATTTTTTTGTCGTATTTGATCTGTTTCAAACAATTGTTTTGGAGGCCCAACAAATTCTGGCCCATTAGGAAGTACTTTCTTTCTTTCGTTTTCTTCAAAATCTTTTTTTAACGGCCCAACAAATTTTTTTGATTTTTCATTTCCAGATTCAATTACTTTCTTTTCTTCTTCAGCTTTTATTTTTGCTTGCTGTTCTACAGCATTTTTTACATTAGAAATAACTTTAGACCAAGCATCTCCAATCTGATTTATTCCAGTAACTAAAGATGATATATTTACAGGTTTTACTTTTCTTTGTCTTTCTTGAACTTCTTTTTCATACTTATCTTTTTCTTCTTTTTCTTTGTTTTGCTGATTAATAAAAAGCTTTTGTGGAGGCCCAACAAATTCTTTTGTCCCTTCTTTTCCAGTTTTTGCGACTTGTTTTTCTTCTTCTTTTCTAGCGTTATCAATGTCTACTATAGTTTTTTTAACACCAGAAATCATCCTAGACCAAGCGTCACCTGTTTGGTTGATTCCTTCAATTAAAGAAGAAATCTTTACTGGCTTTACTTTTTCTTGTCTAGCATCTATTTCTTTTGCTCGTTTTTTTTCTTGAGCCAATCTTTCTTTTTCTTGAGGATCAACGGTTTTCTTTGGTTCTTTTTTTGGTTCTTTAGAGGATGGATTTAATGCGTTTTGCAATTGCAAAGCAGCTAACTGAGCTTTTAATCTTCTAGTCTGCAACAATAGTTCAGCAGATTCGTCAGACCTTTTCTTTTTTCTTTCGGCTTCTGCTGCTGCTATAGGATCCACAACTTTGGGTGGCTTTGGTTGCTTTGGAACATCTATTTTTTCTGCTTCTATCTTGGTAGGCTTAACTTTCTTTTCTGGTGCTACCTCAGTCTTTGTTTCTTTTTCTTTTACAATCTCTTTGGTAGAAGTTGATTTCTCTTTGATTGGAGATTTTTGGGTCTTTTCAGGTTTTGTTACTACTTGGATTTTTATAGCTTTAATTGCATTGACAAGGGTTGTTTGCAGTTTTTTAATTGCTGTGGTTAAGCCATTAAAACTTTTTGTGAAATCCCTAGATCCAGCTTTAACACTTTGAGCAATGTTTTCTACTGCGTTCACCAGATCATTGGTCATCTCGTCATCTGATTTTAATGGTATATCTGCCATTATTTGATTCCTGGTGGTACGCTTCCAAATTGCTTAATCCAAGAGGCTTTCATCTTTGCTTCATTTACACCTAATGATGCTCCCATTTTCATAAAACTAAGGTATTTTTGCAACAGCATATCTTCGGTAGAAAGTATTTTCTTTCTAGTATTCCATTCATGCTTTTCATCAGGAATATTTACTGGAACGCCTTTGTCATCTCTCTTTCGATAGTACAGTTCTACTATTTGCCTATCGGTCAACTTCTCAATCTCCCAAGGCCGAAGTAGATAAGGCTTATCCATCAAGTTTACATAAAAGTTTTTTAGATTAGGTGGAGGAATCGGTTCTCTTGGATTAAAAGATCCATCTCCTACACCTTCTTGCCGTTTGGGAAAGATTTATCCCGAACTAACTCCATTACCGCTTCAAACCTGTCGTTTTCAGCAAGCATTACATCTTGGATTTCACTCTCTGGTGCAGAAAAGAGTATTGATGCAAAAGACAATGCTCCTGATGGTGTAGACAACGCTGCTATGGAGTTTTCGCTGCCAAAAGAATAAATTCCGCTTGCAATATCTCTGGTTACAGAAGAAATTGCTTCACGGAATTCAACTGGTTCCAATCTATCCTTCATTGAAAAGACAGAATCGAGAGCTTTCTTCTCCATTCTTTTTTCAAATTCGGCTTTTACTTTTTGTGTAATCAATCCAGCGGTGTATTTTTTCCCATTGTATTCAATAGTCAAAGACCCTTCACCGCTGGAATTTAATAGGTTGCCAACTGTGTCTGACATAAATGCTTCCTTTTATAAATTACAATGCACCGATCTCGAAATCAAAATCACCATAAGTTGCAAGTGTCAAAGATACTTTTTGAGCATCTTTTACATCTGCTGTATAGTTTACAGCGGTTATTATGCACTTGGTTATGGTTATCCCTTGGCCTGGAGTTCCATCACCATCAAATATGGTTATAGATCCCACATCGCCTTGCTTTAAACCATAACCGTTATAAACCTCAAGAAGATCCAAGGTTATTTCTGCGGAATAAAGGCCGATGACATGAGCATCAAAACCTTCGTTAATAAAAGATGTTGTATCAATAACATCTGCCTTTGAATTTACAGAAACATTGGTTGCTGGAACACCAACAAGATCACCGATGTTAACTGTAGCTCGCCTTCCAGTAAGAATAGCCATTTTAATTTTCTCCTGTTTTTAGAACGCAAAAGTACCAAAGTCAACACCAGGGGCTGAAGAAGGAACTAATGTAACTTTAAATTTTTGAACATCTCTTACAGCCACATCATAGGTAACACTAGTTATTGTGCAGTTTGGAAACACAAAACTTAATGGAGTTCCCTCGTAAGCAAGATATTCAGCAGACTCAAGAATCGGTTGATTTACCGTTGGTGCTGTTGCAGCAAATGCTGTTCTATTACCATCTGGAATAAACTCAACATCTGCCTTCATGCCAGCAAATATGACTGGCATTTGAGTTTTGTCGTAAACTGCCTCTACGGTTATTTCGGCACTTTGAATGCCAGAAACAAGTTCTACAAAACCTAATGAGTTGTAATTACTTGCCTCTGGAGTTTCCATTTTGGTTGCTATGGTAGAAGATGTACATGGGATTGCTATAGCAGCAGCACCATCATCTTTCCTTTGTATCTTTAAAGATGCAGTTTTTCCTGTGAGAAAAATATTGTCTACTGCTGCCATGTTTAACTCCTTAAATTAAACTAAACCTTGTTCCATGAAGCCATATGATACCTTAAAACCAGTAACATTGTAAACTGTATTCGGGTTGCTATTAACCGAAAATGGTTGAATTCCTTTGATCATTATTCTTGATGGACTGAGTGAACTTGGATACTGGCTTATCTGATATATTTCTTTCCTGATCTTGTACCTGTCGTCAAGATCCGTATACACCAGATCCCTGGCATATTCTTGAATGTAATAAACTTTGACGGAATAAATGTATTCTGATATTCCACCAAAAGCCTCTATGCCTAATTCTTCGCCTTCTTCTGAAGGTGATACAACAACGCATGGGAATGTATCCGTTTCCCTGATCACAGCACCTTTCCGCTTGTAAACCGTATAACCAAGATCAACTAATTTTTCTGCAACAGTATCCATGATCGTTGTGTAACGATCCGCTGGATTAGCTGCCATGATAACTCTTGGTTTTCGATATATTTTGTTATTCATGGTTAACTCTGCTGAGTGCAATCCAATCCGTAATATTCCCTGTTCCCTGCATTATCAATGCTGTTGACATAGTATTTAACTGAATTAGCATCAGTTATTTCGCAATCAACCATCGGCTTGAATGGTGCTATATTGGCTTTCCAAACTAAAAATCTCGTAATGTTTTCTATCTTTGCCACACCACTTTGATCCGTATAACCAAGAGTCAATGCTCTTCTAAACCCATAATTCGTAGTCGCAGTTGTATTATCAGGATTCTTGAGATTCAAGACCTCTGGATTATCAAACACAACAAATTCTTGAGACAGATCTAGCGTTGGCATATTACCTCTTACATGAACTGGGTTTTGAATTCCTGTGGATTCACATAAGTCATCAACTTATTTAGTTGCGTGATATGCTGAAGAGTCTGCTGCCTCCACTCAGTCCTGGAAACAGCAACACCTTCCCATGAATAGGAAGGTTGAGGATTTGCGGAATCCTCCACTAATGCGTTTATATAGTTGTTTCTTATTGTCAGAAGGTTTTCTGCTGGAGTTGGCATTTTTACTCCTAAAAAATAATGCCAGGGGCCAAGAAATGACCCCTAGCATCACAGGGAGGTTTCCTAGGTTGGAACACCTTGAACAACATAACGAGGGTCCATAACACCAGCGGAACCCCACCAAGAGGCTTTGATCGCAACAGCGATGTCTTGGTTGAATTCTGCCCAGTTGTTGGCGGGAGCTTGGACAACTTCCATAGGCTTGGCTTCTCGCCATACAAAAGCTTTCTTGAAGTTTCCAAGATAAACATATTTGTCAGCGTTGGTTGCTGAAATACCACTGGTTACCAACAGGTTTCTCGCATGAGCGGATGTGAGAATACCATAGTTGTTATCCAATGGATTTGGGCTTTCCAACTGCTCAACATCACCAGAAGTGGCATAAGGCCCATTCTTGGTGGTGGTTGCAGGATTAAGAATCCTGGAAGCAGAATACTTCTGGAAAGGCATTACCAACATCTGCATACCGGGGCCAAAGATATCAATTGGCTTGCCAGTATTGGGATCTTTCATCTGATAGAACAATTGTTCTAGAGTGTTGATAGATGCCCAGTTGCTAAGTGCATAAGAACCCACCTTGTTGATGAACCCATAGGTCATACCGGATTGAGCGGTAGTCGAATAGGTATTCAAGGTCGATTCAGCACCAGCAGCGGTTCCATACACATAGTTGTTGGTCAAACCAAGCACGGTGTTTAGGATTCGTTCTTCACGAACCAGACCGCAATAGTTTCCAACAGACTCAGCGGAAGCCAATGCCTGTGCAGTCTTATCGCTGTAGATCATTTCAGCGGTGATTGCACAAATCCTACCAACCTTTTCGATTGCTGGGATTCGTACATAGTTACCACTAAACTGGGTCTGAGGATAAGGCATCCCAGGTTGAACAGTATCTGGTGAAGGACTGATGTCGCTCAACCACGGAATGATCTCACTGGAAAGGTTCTGGCCAGCAGGAATGCTGGATACAAGCTGATCACCGATGAACGATGCCAACTTGTATTTTTCGTGAACCGTGGTGATGAGGATCTGACCAGTGATGGCAGCGAAGTTAGAAGCATCAACTGCTTCAGTTGCTTCCATGAACACACGGTCAGGGCCATTGAAACGATTAAGCTGATCGGCCCAATCGTCACCAATGATTCCTTCAGCAAGACCACGAAGGGAAATGCCTCTGGGGTTGATATCGCCCTTGGCGATTGATTCCGAGAAATACTGCTTGGTTTTTGCCAAACCATTCTGTTGGCCAAATTCCTTCAGCTTTTTACCTAGACTCTTCATTCTAAAATCTCCTTAAAAAGTTGTGGATTATCGGGCCACAGGGTTTTTAGCAGACAACAACTGGAACTTCACAGTGCCAGTACCGGAAAGAGCTTCGACAACAGTTCCAATGGCAAGGTCAACACTCGCTACCTTTACCAATGACTGAGGCTGAAGCACATTAGACACCGATGTTGGCCCAACGAAATCGCCAACTAGGAGAGCGGAACCAGTGTAAGTTCCCTCATAAATTCCAGAGCAATCGATTCGGATCTGATTCGCAACGGAATTACCGTATACAAGTGCGATATCATCTCGCTTCAATTGACCGGAAACTCCAAGGAAAGCACCCGCAAAATTTTCTTGGGTGGTTGCCAAATCTGTATCCCAAGGAAAATCAAGGGCAGAGATCGCACTTCCAGAAGAAAGTGCTACAAGATCTCCAACCGAGATCGCCTTGTCAGTGGCAACGGGAGCCACCACAGGATTAGTCGCACCGAAAGAATAAGTAATCGCCATTGATAGGACTCCTTAATGATGGCTTTACTTTCCAAGGACATTTTCCAAGAACTGCTTGTAGCTCGATTCGCCTTGGATTGCAATCGAACTAACTGGCTTCACGCTCGCCTTTGACAATGCAACTTTCTTCCTGTCATCAATCGCTTCGGCCCAGAGGGTTTCATCGATTGATGCAAGTTGCTTGACAAAGACAGGGGTTGCTTCAAGTTTGCTTTCGCTGATCAACCCAAGGATTTTTTCTTCCTTGAGTTTTTCTTCTTTCCATTTTCTCAACGCTTTGAGTTCGTTGATTGACTCTTCCATGTCATCTTTTTCTTCGCCATCATCAGTCTTTGCCTGTGCTGGAGTTCCAGAAGTTGGATTTCCAGTCACATCTGCTGTTTCAGCGGTAATATCGCTAGAACCACCAAGTCCGGTTGCAGCAGCGATCAGGTCAAGGATCTTTTTCCCCTTGTCCTCTCCAGTGCCTTCGCCAACGCAAATGTCCATGATTTGCTTGAGCATATCAGAAGTCGGTTTTTCCTGAGTCGGTTCAGCAGAAGGTTCTTCCGTGGGTGCAGCACTTGGAGCTTCCTCCTTATACATTTCCTTTACAGGATTTTCTTCTTGCATCATTTTATCGTTCTTCACGGTACTCTCCTTGCTAGTGTTATCATCAAGCCTATCAGCAATTGAATTGGCCCAACTTTTCCCGGCATCTCCACCCCAGAGAAGCCACGCAATGTATCCAGCGGAATCTTTCCCCCAACCCTCTCCTTTTTTATCCACTTCGTGTCTCGCAAAATAAGACACCATTCTTTGTATCGTGTCAGCAGGAATACTTTTGCCGTTTGACAAATCCCTTGCCCTTGCAACTCCAACTTCTGTTCCACCACGATTGTACTTATCACGAAGTTCCAATCCTCTGGCAGCATTATTCCTGACTTCTTCTGGAGGACTAAAACCTTCTTCTTCAGAAATATCACCACGCTTGGACATATCCAAGGCGATGGCAACCGCTTGATCCTGTGGGTAACCCTCGTCCTTCAACTTTTTAATCTTTGAAGGAACTTCAGACTCAAAAATCGTTGTGGTGGTCGCTGGATTGGCAACCAGGTCTACTGACCTAACCCGATCAATCCTGACTACACGCTCAGTGCCATCTGGATCAATCAGGTATTTGCCACTAACAAGGTGGCTAAATCCAACATCACCAAGACCGTTGTTTTCAGCGAACCAAAGAAATGACTCAATACCATCAGCATGGGGATTGTACTTGAAATCCGCATACAAACCATCCGGTTTCAGCCTGACATTCTGCAACCATCCAAGACGATCCGAGAATGAAGGAGCGTCAACCTTATGGTCTTTATTCACAGGTGCATTTTCGTAGAGACTGACGGCATTTTGAACTGCTTGCTGTTCGTATATTCTTCCGTTTTGAGAATTGAATCCAAGCACCTTGACACCGTAGACAATGCAATTGTCACGGTCAACTGGCCCAGAGGTGCGATTTAAAACGGTATTCATGTTATGATATTACAATTGTTTTTCAAGTGGGTCAACATTTTTATCCTGTAACAGTCGATACATTCGGTGCTTTTGCGGTGGGAAGGTTCGGTGGATTATCCGGTTTGGCATTCGACTGCACTTCCGGTGCTGGTTTAGGTTCCGGGATCTTTACTACGACATCCCGGAACATGAGATCGATGATCTCAGGCGTGAGAAGCGGGAAGGATGCCCGGGCAATCGCTTTTCCACTTTCAAGAGGTATCTCGCCGATTGAGCATCGATGAATGATGTCTACAAGGTTGGCGATCTGTGCCCCATTGAGTGCGGAGTCTTGAACCTGATCGCTTCCACCAACACCACCCTGACTTGTACTTCCAGTATCCACCCTGGATGAAGGATGCATCGGATCAGTTTCGGTGGCCCCTTTGTCCTTGTCTACAATAGGCTTGATAAAGTTCGATGACTCCGTGTCGTTATCAAGTCCGAGTTCCGCACGAATCGTCTGAACAGATTTCACACCCATGTTGTGATAAATGTTGTTCATCTCCGCTTCCTTCTGATGTTCTCTAGACTGGAGAGAATATGCCTCAGAAGTAATCTTGATATTCTTGAGGATCTCAGCGGGAATAATTCCGTGTTCAACCGCCAAGTGGATTTGTGACCAGGCAAGTGATTTGTTCGGTTCAAATCGACATTCAGCTAATGATCTTCCAACGATACCCTGCCATCGCTCAAATGTCCTTCTTGCTGGAGCTTCCGCAATGAGTGCTGAAGAGTAGTTATTATTTGATGCGTCACCGGACATGAGCGTTTCACTGATTCCAAATCTCGTAGCAAGTGATCTAAGGTTGGCTTGCAATACTTGGATGAGTCCTGCTGCATCGACATTAGCTCCAGGGAATTCATAGTCAACATTCGCCGGTGCGGTAATGATACTTCCGTACCCATATCTTTCCAGACCTACTGTCTCTGTGTTTCCATTAATTCCGGTAGTACTAATGGTCGCATCAACCTGTGAATCAATCAACGATGACATGGAATCCGGGGCAACATTGTTTATTTTCCTAACCATCGCAATCTTCGCCCGAGCTTTCGCCATCGTCACCGTTGATGCAAGTATATCCTCGCAATTCGTCAAATTCTGGAAGACCGGATAAAAGGTGGTCAACCCACGCTTCGCATTCGCACTAGTGCCGATCTTGATATGAACTATCTCATCCGCAGGAATCAATGTTGGTTCCTTGGACTCATAAGGCTTCAAAATCACTTGATATCCAAGAACAGTGTTTATGTCATCCGGTTCGCAAACTATTCCAAATGAGTCCTTTGGTGACCCTATATCAGTCGCATATCCCCTGACTAACTCCGGTTCAATAAACCGGATTACTAACATACCATTTGCCTGGGGAAACTTCCTGATGAATACCTCTCCATCCACATGGAGTCTGTATACAATCTCATTCTCGACATCCACCATATTGTTGTATTCACGGAAGATATCCAGGGTCGCCTGACATCTCTTCAACAGATCTTCCGGTACTGGATTCTTAAGATCAATTGATGCAACCCGCCATTTAAATCCCGCAGACCCAACGACAAATGATTGAAAGCACTGAACCAACCCATGTGCAAACTCGTTCGATGCGTACACAAACCTTGCTCTATCCCTGATGCTTTTTAACTGCCACCAAGTCAGGTATATCGGAAGCTGTTCACCAGAAAGGTAATTATCCCGGTACGCTAATTGAGCAGGATTTACCCATCCACCCATACCAGCATTAGGAAACTGAAAAGGGCCGTATTCTGAAGGATCATTCCAAAATGGCCCCCAACCCGCTTGATATGAATTCGATGCGTAATTGATTGATTCCGAGGCTTTAATTGGCAATGGAGTTTTGGATGAAGTTTTGGAATGATTCGTGGATGAATTCCGGGTGGATTCAGATGGTTTTGATTTAGATCGTGACGATGATGTCGATCTTTTTTTTGCCATTTTTCGGTGACCTAATGAGTCCGGTGTTAATTATCCGTTTACAATGGGGGTTTTTGCGTGGCGATGTTGCAATTACTTGTTTACAGTTACGAACCCACGGAGGGTTCCTGATACATTTCCAGACACTGTGAGTTTTACTCCAGAATCACTTAACAGTAATCCATTCCCTTGAAGTGCTTCTGAAAATACTTCGTATGATGGAATATGAAACTTTCCAGATAATTCGGTGGTTCCATCTGCTTTGAAGAACTGAACTGAACAATCGCAATCCGCTTGCAACACAAAAGCATGAACATGAGATACTCCACTGGCCGATATCGTTACTGTGCCAGGGATCGTTTGTGTTATCGACATTGAACTGTCACTAGCCATATTGCACCTCCGGTGAAGAAGATTCTATTCTATTGACTGTACACATTTGTGGCAATATGAAACTTGACGGTTTGGGAAAAATTGAAAAATTTTTAAGATGCACTTTTGAATTTTACAAAATGCAACTTGACGGTTTTGAAAAAAAGTCTCCGAGTTTAGGGAGGGGTGGGGGGGCCTGGAACCAGGTCAAAAATTAATAGGAAAACTACTTTTACATTTTTAGGCTAAATAACTTTTTACATTTAAAATATCTATAGTTTAAAGATATTTAAAGTATTTAAGATATTTTAAGTCTTTAAATATTT